ATCGCGCCTGTCCTGCTCGTCAATCGCAGATTCAAGCGCGTCAGTATCGCCGTCCACATAGGAAATCAGGTCGATTCCGTCCTGCTCGCTGATCGCAGATTCAAGCTCCGTCGTGTCGCCGCTGACCGTCGCCTCAAGCTCGGCGCTTTCTCCGCCCATCATGGCGTCAAGTTCGCTGTCGTCAACAATCGGCTTGACGGTGATGTTGAGCGCGGAATCCAGCATGTCGGATACTTTACCGCCCTGAAGATACGGCTCCATGATGCCAGACAGTTTGCTTCCAAGGCCCGTCCAACCATGCTCTCCCTGCCAAAGTTCAGCGAGCTGATCTTCCATTTCCTCGGCAGAGACGCCGGTGGGAAGGTATTTGGAGAAATCCTTGTTTCCAAAGTCCCAGACGCCGTTATCAAAGACAGGGGTTTCGTTTTCCCAAAGTGCATTGAGAAAATCCCATGCCTGCCCGTGGTCGCTTTTCGACATCGCAGCGCTGAATGCTTCATAGCTGAGATTGCCAAACTTTTCCTCGATGCTCTTTTTTGATGCTTCAAACTCATAAAGCAACTGCTCGTCGAGGTTCGCCCACTCCGTTTCAAGCTCCCGGCGCTGCGCGTCAGAGGTTGCCTGCGCATATTCGTGTTCCCACGACTCGCGCAGCTGTCCCCATTGGCTGAAATACAATTCTTCCGCAGCGGCAAGCTGTTCTTCCTGCTTTGCGGCATTCTCCTCAAGGTATCCTTCCAAGGATTCCCAGCTGATAGCCTGCGCCTTGCGAAGCTGAGATAGGTAATCCTGACGATCCATCCGGGACGCAATTTCGGCCTGAATCTGGTTCAGGCGGTCAAGGCTCGCGTCAATCGCCGCCTGCTCCTGCGCGTTCAGTTCTCCGTCCATCAGGGCGGCAACCATAGACGCGCGCATTTGTGCGCCGATGTTCTCCGCTTCCGCATAAAGGTCGTCAAACCGTCCGTTCGTCCAATCCGTCGCGTCCTCAAGCGCCTTGGCCTCGTCCGTTCCATCTTCAGCATCGCCAAACAGGATGTCAAGGAAAGACAGACTTTCGTCGCGCGCCGCATTGATGCCGTCCAGCATCGCCTTGCCGATGTCATTGCCAAGGCCAAGAATATTGGCCTTTTCCTCGTCGGACAGGACATGCCCCGTCAGGCTTGCCGCCAGAAGGTTTTCTTCCAGCGTAGAGGAAAGCGTGACATAGTTCGCCTGCGCCGTCGCCAGCGCTTCGGCATACTGCGCAACGGCGCTGTTTTCGACGTTGAATTTGGTTTCGATGCTGTCAACATAACCGCCCAGCTTTTCGATGTCCAACTCAAGGTTGCCGAATGTGCTTTCAAGATCAAGCTCTGAGAGCTTGGATGCATATCCGACAAACGATCCGAGAGCGATAGAGGCAATTACAATGCCGCCGCCAAGCGGGCCGAGCGCGGATGCGAGCTTGATTGCGCCGCCTACTGCCGTAAGCGCCGGGCCGGTTGCTGCAAGGCCCGTCATCGCGCCTACAAGTCCGGCAAGCGCTTCTTCCGGCATTTCGTTGCCATAATCAACGACTTCTCCGAAGAATCCAAGAATATCTTCTTTGGCCGGCGCAAGCGTCTCGCCAACTCTACGGCTGAACTCCTCCTGCTTGCTTTCAAATTCCTTTTCAGCGCCCATCAGGCCGCTGGTCTGGATTTCAGCGATTCTCTCGGCATAACCGTCGCTGCCGAGGATTTTCTCATACAGGCCATCGTAGTTGTTTGCCGCCGCTTCCAGCAGGCCGAGCGCGCCCGTGATTGTGCGCGTGGGGAAGATTGCGGAAAGCACCGCGTTCTTGTCCACTTCGCTCATACCGCTGACGGCTCCATACAGATCCTTGTACGTCTCAAGGAACGGCTTGAGATTGCCGTTGCTGTCATACGCGGAGAATCCTGTCTGCGCAAGCAGTTCGTTCGCTTTCTCAAGCGCATCGCTGTCCGCTGCCGTGGCAAGGCGCTCCGCTTCCGTTACGCCAAGCTCCGCCATGACCTTGCTGGCCTTTTCGGTCGGCGCAATCAGGCGGATCATGGAGTTTCTCAGCAGCGTGCCAGCATCAGAGCCAACCGTACCCATGTCAGCCAGTACGGCGAGCATGGTAAACATCTCTGCTGTACTGTCATTGAAGCTCGCCGTCTTGCCCATGCGCAGGATCGCTTCGCCAAGCTCGCCAATGTTGGTTGCGCCGCTGTTGGCAGCCATTGCCCACTGGTCAATCAGCATGTCGCCATCTTCAAACTCCGTGCCTGTCGCATTGAGCGCCTTGATGACGTAATTCATGCTGTCCGCAAGCGAGAGATTTCCGGCTTGCGCAAGCAGCATTGCTTGCGGGATGCCCTCTGCCATCTCCTCATACGTCCAGCCGGCGTGCGCAGCCTCGGAAATAGCCTTTGCAACGTCATGCGTGTCAAATATGGTTGATGCAGCCCATTCCTGCGCATGTCCATGCAGGCGCTGCATTACGCTTTCAAGCTGCGTTTCGCTTTCGTACTGTGCCGTCAGCGCACCCTTGGCCTCCAGCATGTACGTTTCGTAGTTTTTGTAGGTTTCAAGGGATTCTTTTTCGTAACCCCGCACCTTGCTGCCGATCTGGTCAAGCAATTCGCCCATTAGCGAAAGCTCTGCGCCCAGCTTGTAAAAATCGGAGTTGATTTGTCCACTGAGAATGATGTTCAGCAGCATGGATTTCTGAGACAAAGTATCACCGTCCTTTGCTTGGTCGGCGGCGGTTATTCATTCATGGATGCGATGATTTTTCCGCTGCCGTCATCAAACAGAAAAAAATAAACGCGGTCTCCCGCGTTAAACTGTTGGGCATTGATTGTCTCAATGGGCGGCGTCAAAAGACCATGACGGTCATAGGACTGCACGATGTATTTTCCATCGGTTTCCTGTGTGATGACGCCGCGTTCTATTTTGGCTCCATAAGAGTTGTTTTCCTGATTCATACGTCGCTCCTATATGGTCAGCACACGAAGCAGCTTCGCCGTGCTTTGCCCGTTATGCAGGTCGTGTTCCACTTCATCGACCAGCCATTGCCCGTTTGCATCCGTGTTGCCCTCCACGTCCACGCGGATCATGCTCGTCATGCCCGCGTCAAAGGTGGAACTGATGCTCAGACGTTCCGCTTCCCGGTTGTGCATGAGCAGCAATCCGTGCGCAAAGCGCATGGCCTGCGCCATGTCGTGCGCAGGAAGATGCGTCAGTACGGGATGGTTGTTCCCGCCTGCGGCAGCGTCAAATACCGTTGCCTGTGCGTAGGGCGTGGATACCGTGATGCCGGAATACTTGATGTTTTCCCGCTTGGTGTAGGTCACACCCTTCTGGTCGGTCGTGATGCGCAGATTGCGGCTCGGCTCAAGTGCCTGCGCATATTCAACGGAAATCGCCCTGAACGCCCCGTTGAACGCTTTAATGACAGCCCCTTCCCATTTACCAAGGCGGTCAAGAAAGGCGGCGCAGCCCTCATTTCTGCGCAAAAGAAAGGGGTATATGAGGGCCGCGTTGACGCCGTAAAGCCTCACTTCAAGGCCACACTCTGCCGCCAAATGGCGCACGATGTTCTCAAGCGACTTGTTTTCAAAAGATCCCCATGCCTTGCGCCGTGCCGCGCTGGGCAGGCTTGTGGCAAGAATCCTGAATGTATCGCGCTCCGGGTACACAGCGTTCAGGTAGAGATCGCCGGTGTCGTACCCATTGTGGATTATTCTGATTTTATCGTCGGTTTTCGCTCCCCAGCGATACCATGCGGCGGCATGATCCATTTCAATTTCAAGGGAATCCGCGCGCCCGTGGGATACGTCCCTGTGAACGCAGCGCCTGATGTTCACGCTTCCCGTGATGTCCTTGTCCTCGTAGTAAAGGTTCATGCCGCACGCTCCTTAATCATGGTCTCGTCCTCTTCCCAAAACGCTGCTAATCGCCTTTCTGAAATCCAGAAACAGCGATAGGCTCATTTGCAGATAGTCATTTACGCCGCTGTGTGTGGCGATGGCTGCATCTGCAATCAGCTCGAAATACGAGTGTTTGCCGCCCGGGAAGAATAGTTGAAAAAACTCGCCGAAATTTGCGCCGCCTTGATCGCATCCTCGATGCCCATGCGATGACGGATATCCTCGGTGTCGATGTCCGGCGTCATCTTTGCAGCGGCAGCGGCAAACAGTTCAATCGCCTGCGTCTGCGTCAGCCGGAAAG